GACGCTGTTTGAAATGATCGATATACAAATCTCCTTCCACTTTTCCTTTCGCAATAGCTTTATACATGTCTTGTTCAGACGCATACTTACTACGATCGAATTTACCACCGGGTGCGGTGAGAATTTCTAGGGGGTCTTGGTCGGAGGGAATCTGGATTTGGTCGTCCTGATTAGTATCTAAAAGGTTCATTTTGTTTCCTGTTGGTCTAGGTTGATAAGGTTTTTAATCTTTTGGAGCGTTGCTCGCTGTCCGTTCTTGTGAGCTTGTTTTGAAGCCCAGGCGGCGGACTCATAAGTATCGATGAGAAATTCGGATCGGTCTATTCCTTCTTCCTCTTCGGTTAATAGTTGAGTAAGCCTGTCAAGAACAAGTCTTGCTGAGACAAGGCTACTTTCGAATCTTTTCTTTTCTTCATCAGTCTGAAGATTTTTAACCCATGCTGTCTTCATTGAGGTGGTGTCTCAGTCTGCATAGGAGGTTGGGGTACAGCGTTTAGATCATAATCACTACCCATACCTGAAGCTGTCTGTGTCTGTTGAAGTGTTTGCTCTTGAAAAGCCTGTGCAAGACGTTGTCCGTCAGCTTGTTCAGACAACGCTACGTATGGGAGAAAGATCTCTTCCTGCTCCATATTGAATGCTTTCTCGAAGAGTTTGCCCATCTTAATGCCCGAGATATGAGGTTGAACGATTTGGAACAACGGTGATTGCGCCATACTAGTCAAATTCTGAATAAGTTCAGCTTGCTCTGCGAAGTGTCTTGCCGCGACTGGACGAATACGTCCGATGCCGGTAATATCTTCGACAGTCAAAGACCTAAACGATGCGGCCTTAAGATCGTCATCGAAGACCTTGATCGTAGTCACACCAGTCAAATTACGTCTAGCTAATTCAAGCATAGCGTTAAGGACAGGCTCTACGATTTGCTCTTCGAATTGTCTTATCTTATTCTGAAATACACGGGAGGCAGCATTCTCTAACCGCTGAACTTCGTATTTAGTCTTCTCGCCGGGACTCCTAAAGCCCATTGCTTCCTTAGGCGCACCTGACATTTCCTCCATCATATTCATCAGCATGCCAATGTCTTGCACAAGCTGTTGGACATTGATGTTGGGTTGGATGAGATTTACATCGCCTTCTTCAGACGTATAGATCTTCTCGCCGGGCTGCCAAGTAAAGTCTTCGACGAAACCTTGAATCTTCTGGACAGGATATGTGCTCAAATCCATCATATCGGCTTTCATATTTTCCATATGATCTATCCGATACTGCATTCCGATCAGGTTTGCGAGAGGACCCATTCCCCACAGATTGTCTTGACGACGACGCCATGGAGCATGGAAGATGGGAGGATAGCCGAAGAAAGAAGGATTAGGTTTCTTACCGAGAAGCTTATGTCGGTCTACGACAGTAATGACATGATTCTTATAAAACTCCCCGCTCTCTTTGTCATAAAGATCCCCATAGAAAGTGAGAATTTCGACCGTATCTCCTTTAAGGTATTCTTGGAAAGATGTGAAACCATCGACAGTATAAAGATTATCTTGCTGTTGCCAATCGCCGGGGTATGAATGCGCAGAACCACGTATTTCCTGAAGATACTTCCACAGTTCTTCGTACTCATCCATGTTCTCTGGAGTAGACATTCTACCCATCAGTTCTTTCAACTCACCGATCGAGATTACACTCTTGATAATCTTGGGAGAGATTTGGAAGCTCTCGGCGGTAGGGTTCATAACTATGTCGAGAGGTGAGATACGTCTGACGGCAGGTCCGACATATCCTGTCTGGATGTTATTGTCTTGTTCTACTCTCTGATCAATCCAATCGACTGTGACTATACAATTACCATAATCGATGTAGTCTAGAATGACTTTATCCATCTCGGCTTTAAACGAAGGTTGTTCCATCACCCATTGCATATAGTTAGTAATAGCATCACGCTTACGTTTACTGTCAGCGTTTTTCTCGTTCGCTTCCCAGACGATAGGAACTCGGTTGGGAAATTCAGTGGCTGAGTAATTGCTGTACAGATTGTCTCTGATTTGGCATAACTTAGGAATAGTAGTCTTATTCTTCCAAGGAAGACTAGAATTACTTGTATGGCTAGTATCCGTCGCGAAAATATAGCGACGTATCTCTTCCCATTCTAAGGAAGCGACACGGCGCATATTCTGCCACGTCTGATACTTCTCGGTTATCCGAGTAGCCATACGGTCTGGAGTGATGACGCTATCGACTTGAACTACGGTACCAGTCATCAGAGATTTTTCAATTTCTTGGAGACTCGTTTCAAATCACTCTTTGAAATGTCTCCTTTCTTAGTGAGCTTTTTCGCATTAGTTAAAGCAGATTTAGCCGTTTTAAATGTTTGTGTCTTAGGTTTTGCCATTAGTGGTAACCAATCCCGAATAGTATATCCATAGCCTTATAGGCTAGAATGGCACCTATGATGACTAAGACAGCTATGACTGCGAATTCTCTCATGCTACACCGCCATAACGGCTGTGGTATTGATACACGGGTTGGGCTTCCTTTTGATGTCTAAATAAATCGACTGGTGCAGTCGCGAAATCTATGGCAGACGCTAGAGCGTCTTTGATGTCGTCGTGGGCGGGATTAGCAAAGAGTAACTCTTCTTCCAACGCCTGGATATTGCCACCAGTATAATGGTAAATTTGTTGATTAGTATATTTAGGTTCTAAGATAGCAAAGATCCTCTCCTCTTTAGAACCCTGCCAACGGCTAGGTCTGTACTCGTCTACGGATAGACTGAGACCTAACGGGCGGATGTAATTTTCTTTCAGGTCGTTGACTAGTACTTGCTGTGCGACGGAGACCTCGGCCCTGATCTTTCGGAATCCCCATTTTTCGTATAACTTGAGGATGCGTTTGAAGTATTCCGACGGTTGCGCCGTCTTGAATCTGTCGATTTCGAAGATGTAGTAGTTATGATTTCCGTCAACTCCTAGTACGACTACGCATGAGTAGTCTGCGTTCTTTTGAGTGCTGTATGCGAAGTCTACAGCGGCGACGACATTAAGTCGATTACCTTTGTAGTTCCAAGCCCCATCTCTTCGAGATAAGAAAGCCTGATCGTAGTATTGAAAAAGATTCCTATTAATAGGAGAACTGTCAACGTCATGAGGATCATTATAGTACTGGGCTCGAAAATGGACTTTATTAATATACTGAGCCCGCTTTTGGGCGAGGATTCGATCGTTGAATCCGAACCACTTGCCATCAGAGCGTTGTTGTAAAGGCCATAGGAACTCACCAGTGCCGTCGCCTGCCGTTTCAACTGGGTGCTCTTTAACTTCGAAGAGCTGCACCTTGTCGATAATGTTTCCAAACTCGTCGTGTGTTTCAATTTCCATCTCCAGTAGCGTATTGTACAAATCCTTTGGATGGTATCGTGTACCTACGACCCATTCGCGGGAATTTACACTCTCGACCGAAGAGAGAAGACCGTACTGGTCTCTTACTTTACTCCGTCCTTCTTCGAGGTATGCGTTGCTTTGTACCACCACATCGTCAAGGACGGCGATATCGCAATGCATGCCAACAATGTTACTAGTAAGTCCCGCAGTGAAGATTGAAGGATCTCGAATACTCTCCTCTTTTCGACGGGGATGGTCGAGAGAGATTTCTCTCTCCGTCCACTTCTCTCGTTTAGCCTCTTCTCGATTAACCATGTCTGGCCAGTACAGACGATAAGTATCGTCGGTGAAGATGTCTTTGATGAACTTCAACTGCTTAGTAGCTAAGTTTGAAGTACTGGATATGTATAGAACCCGCAATGTCGGGTCTTTGGTTAGTTCCCACGCTACACGATAAGCTACAAGAGCAGACTTCATGTGGTCGCGTGGAAGCAATAACAGCTGATGCGGTCTAGCGTTTGAGGAGGTCCACCAACGTATTATTTCACGGTGGATATTTCCTAACAGACGCTTAGGGTGTACCAGCTTGATGAACTCTTCGAGACTAGACTCAGCTAAAAGCCGACGCTCGTCTCGTCTTTGTTCAGTGTCTGTCTTTAATTTTCTCATGTCTTATAAATCCATCTCCATGAGAAAGCTCGTCTACACGTCTCTCCATAATATTGATGCGACTGTCTTGGACAGCCACTTGAGTAAGGACTTTACCGAGGCTGGTAAAGGCTTCGGTTAAAGCTTTATGACTTTCTTGAAGGTAATGAATGTCATGTTTGACGATGACGATATCTCCCTTCATACTATACAGAAGAGCCATGGTTGAACCGACGACACCAAGGATCGTCAGAATATTGCCAACAGAGATGGAATACTCGATAAGAGGCATAGTGGGAAGGGGCTTTCGCCCCTTCTTTATTTGGCTGGAGTATTAGCCGTTACAGCGTCAGCCATATGCTGTGTATTAGCATCAAGCTGATCGATCACTGCCTGGATAGCTGCAGGATCATTCTGAACCTGAGCGTCTTTTAACTGTTGAGAGACACCTTGGAGAAGAGTGACGACGCTATCGTCGATGTCAGTATTCCTCTGGACAGCATCACGTAGTTCTTGCATTGTAGCCATAATTTTATCTACTTTCTGAGTTAGTTTAGTCAGACCTGGTTCATCATAATGATGATATATATGCAGGTCCATGGGTTTATTCGGGCATTAGTGAGAATGCGATACTGACCGCTGCGAGCGGTATAACGTAAGGCATAGCGACGAAGAGACAGACACCTGCAGCTACTGCTGCTATGACTGCCATCGCAATCTTAATGAAATGAAATACTTGACCCATTAGCGTACTTGAGGTTGAGTAGGACGGGCAGGTGTGGTCTGAGCAACTTCCTTCTTCTGTTTCTCTTCGATCTTACGACGGTCTTGACTGTCGCGGATTTCTTGGAGAGATTTCTCATCGATCTTCTTGACGTTAGCCAAGACGAGTTCTCCATGATGTTTTGTGAGGTTCTTGTGCTCTTCGTCGGTAAGATGAAGATCGGACAGTCTGGCGATCTCACGCTCACCGTCTTTGTACATGACGGTATATGAGGGAGATTCGTCTAGTCCGTCTGTCTTTGCGAGCAGACTGACTTCACGATTTCTGAGTAGTGCCATTGAATTATAATTCCTTAGTTTGAACCTCTGGTCACAGGGTTCTTCTTATGTTTTGAGTTGTATATACGTGCTGCTTTAGCTTTCGCAGCTTTGTCGGACATGCCTTGGGATTTGAAATTATCCCTCATAGCTATATATTGTGCAGGCATCTATCTTCCTAGGTGATATTTATACGATGGCGTAGCCATCTTTATCCTTGACACCTATTATAAACTATTGTAGAGTATTTGTAAAGGAAATACATGAAGGTAGTACATTGCAAGAAAGAACCGTATGACGTATATGTTGGCCGTCCTTCCAAATGGGGAAATCCGTACATTGTCGGAAAAGACGGTACCCGAGAGGAAGTCGTTCAAAAGTACCGCGACTACATCGTTAACAACGAAAGACTTCTGGAGAGCTTACCGGAGCTTAAAGGAAAATGCCTTGCCTGCTGGTGTGCGCCTTTACCTTGTCATGGAGACGTATTGATGGAGTTAGCTAATGCGAGTGCTAGTTTGCGGGAGTAGACATTTACAGGATTATGAATTATTGAAAGAAACATTGGATGGTTATAGACTTACTGAAATTATCCATGGAAAGGCCAGAGGTGCGGATACGCTTGCGGGAGATTATGGCCGAAGCAATAACATCGAAGTCAGAGAATTCCCTGCTGAATGGGATAAATACGGGCGTGGAGCGGGGCCGATACGAAATAGCCAGATGCTTAAAGAGGGAAAGCCAGACTTAGTCATTGCCTTCCTTGCTCCAGACAGCAGAGGAACTCAGAATATGATTGATCAGGCTAGGAAGGCAGGAGTGGAGGTTAAGATTGTTGAAATTCGGTGAAGAACCATACTTGGAATGTTCTAGCAGGGGAGATAGACGGTTCTCTGCTTTCTACGCGAAGGTTAAGCCTTACAAGAGCCATAACTTCGTTCATTCGATAGAAGAAGGCTACCAAGGGTTTAAGATCTTCGAAGACGGGAGGACAGGCCTGAGTTGGAAAGAAGCTAAGGGAAAGAAGCCTGTAAACATCGAAGAGTGCAGGAAATACTACAGCGATGTGTGGGATTTGTACTTTCAGCAGAATCCTGACCTTATCGACGTAATCTTGGAATATCGAGGCTTTTCGGACATGTTTGGGCAGAAAGGGCATGCATGTCAGGCAGAGGAGGTATATCGGATCTACAATGCCTCTAGGATGGCCAGAGAAGGCCGTGGGTGCGTTTAAATGATGTCCCCGGTATACCCCTACCTTGAAGAGACAAAACGCACCAGTGAGCTTCCTAAGGGCTTACAGAGGCTATTGACAGAATCAGAGCTAGACGCCCTTGATTGGGCGAGGAAGTTTATGGAGAATTATGAAAGAAAATTACAAAGAATACCTAAAAGGATGGTTTAAGGTCTACTGGACAGTCTTAGCTTGGCTGGTAGTCCTACAGCTGTTGGTTCTATTAGTCTATAAGCTTTTAGGAAAAGTCCTAGGATATGAATGATGAATTTAGAAAATATAGGAGATTGGGTTATAGTATTATTATTCGGAGTATTTCCGGTGTCTGTAGGTTATTTAGTCTGTAGAGTGTTTAAAGGATATTAAATTTTTGCCGAGATAAATTTGAGGTGTAATTCATTGCCGTTTTTGACCCCCCGAACCCCCCTTAACCCCCCGGCCGTGGCATCCATTATACCAGCTGAGCACATATATGGTAAGGTTATACCTATATCCATAGGTTCCATAAATGGAACTATATTAACCTCTAAGCAGGTATCATTCTACCGAAGGGAACTTAGGGTTCCCATATGGGAACCATTAGGGAACCGTAGGAACTATAGTTCATACGATGCACTATAAGTCACTATCGCCAGATAGTGCATTATAGTTCCTGATCCCGAGATTAGATCACAACATCGTGATTAAGCCTCATACCTCACTTGACACAAGCCTTGCGCCGTCCTACCTTGATGATGGTGCCGATGGGTTCATCGGTGCCGCGTCGGCCGACGTTTACCCCTGCCCCACGGGTTTGCAGGTTCAGACGTTCCAAGCCTTCGGGTTGTTTCACATCGTAAACCGACTACCAGCACCGCAGGCCATCCCGGCTTGCGGGGCTATAGTCATGCGGAGAATAAGCTATGACTACATCTCAATCGAATGTTGTTCCAGCTGCCGATCGCGTTGTCACTCGCACCGATAACGCGGTGATTGAACTTCCCAAGTTGACCGACGCGCAAAAGGATGCCGTCGCGAAAACGATGGGAACATTGGCGGACACGTTGGCCGTTTACATCAACGACGATATGAACGCGGTCATCGTCGAATGCGACAAGGCAAAGAAGGACCTTCAAGCTGGTCCTTTCAAATTGCTGCGCTTGCTGAAGGAAACGGTCCCGGCTGACAAGCTGATCTTGTTTCCAACTCCCGGCTCTGAAATCGGTGAATGCCCCGATAAATACGAGGAACCATACTTCAGGGATGGAAAGAAAAAGTTTAAGAAAACTTCCTTCTATCTGAAATGGTTCCTTCACCATTTCCCTGAAGGCAAGCGGATTGCGGCTGCGCTCGCTCATATCGCGCTGGCGAAAGATGAGAAGGCAAACCAAGCGGCTGTGCCCGAAGCAATCCAAAAGCTAAACCCTGTCGATCTGGAAAATCTCCGGGAAGATTTGACCGGGCAACAAAACGCCGGCGTCAAGGCGTTGCGTGATGCAATGTCCCTTGAAAAACAGTTCAATGCTGTCAATGCTTTGCCGAAGGTATCGGCAATGCCGCTGATGGATGGCGACGGCAACGTCAGGAAGGTTAACAAACCGATCAAGGTTTGGAGCACCGACAATCCCGAACAAGAGTGGTATCTCTACTCTATTTCGGGGTTTATGCAATTCGATGCAGCACGCGCCGCTGAACTAGGCGGCGATATTGCCGCGCTGAAACTGACAGCGAAGAGGGAGCAAGGTGAAGAGGGTGGCGACGGGACGGCAGACAAGCCTATCACCATCAACACCAACGCCACGCTAGTCGCTCGTATCAACGACGTGCATGAGTTCATCGCCAATAAACTCATGAATGATCCAAAACGGGAACTGTACGGCCATTTCCTGAAGGATCATATTGCTACCGCCGGGTCCGATGATCTGATCGAAAGCCTATCGGCGATCGCTTTCTTCTGCTCCGGCGTTCTGAATATCCCCGCCGTTCAAACAAGGCTGGAAATAATCACAGCCAAACGGGCAGCGTGATTTCAAGTTATTGCCCCGGTCACAAGCCGGGGCAGTGACGTGCAATCATGCACGATAAGGGGAATATGCTATGGAATATCATCTTAGAATGACAACCCGCACCACATTCAATGATCGGGAAAAAACGAGGGTTAACTTTCAAACCCATCTATTGCCTGCCCGTGACCGGCATGATGCGGAAAGGATGGCAGACGTTCTGCCAAGCAACACCGAACGTTGGCGGGAAGGTCTAATCGTTTGTGATCGGACCTTCGATGTTGTGGCGGTCCTTCGCTGCCACGATACCAACGGCGCCCGAAAGATCATCCTTTCAATCGATGATCTGGAAATGATCGCCAACGAATACACCACGCCACGCGCCGTTGCCGCTGAATAGCATGTCACGGTCACACAAAACATCCGGGCTAAATCAGATCGGACCCAAGCATTCGGGCCCAGATGATCTAGCCCGGTTCTATCGGGAACAATCCAAACCCAAGCCGCAAGCCTTGAACCAACGTGCAAGGCAATCCAGCACTAGGCGCAAGGTGAAAGTCACCTTAGCTGACCGTGCATAAAAGACACACCCTGTGGCGGAAACGTCACAGGGTTTTTTTTTGTGTCTGTTACCATCTTACCACAGGTGTGACATTTTTGCCACACCTGAAATTATGATAGGAACAAAATCGTGATAGGTTCGCGGACCAGACTGTGGTGGGGTACAGGCCATTAGCACACGATTAGGGGTGGGGTCGAGACGAAGTGGCTGTTCGTCGGGGTGGGGACCATACGGGGGATTGGCCTCGTTTGACACAAGCCCATTCCGGTGCTAACGTAGAGATACTGGGCAGGAGGTCTGTCCAGACGAAAGGAGAGTTTGATGCACATCATGACGAGACGTGGTTGGCAGCCTTTGCGAGCGATCGCTTCCAACCATAACAACGTGGAAGGAGTATTCCGTCCTGTCTTCCTCGAAGAAGCAAAAGCAGAGAACCTTCGCCGAGCAGACGGATTTAACTGGGCTCTGAAATATGATTCCAAGGGACTGTCGTTCCGTGGTGATCACTACGTCGAGCCTTCACGCGACCCATTCAGAACAGGGGAATAACATGACTACCAAAAAACCAGACGATGTTCTCGCGTATACCGTCGCCGCTTGGCTAACGTCCAAGGGTTGCGTCACCGCTCTCGTCGAGGCCAACGAGGGATGGGAAGTCCACTACACTCTACCAGAGGATATTAAACCTCAGCCTCCGGTACAAGTCCACAACGGCAGGATCGTCTTCCCGAAGGGTAGTCTGGAGGACGTCGTCTTCACCTTCCTCCTCAGTCAGTGAGGATACCATGATTATCTTTTTACCAAGAGCAGACGGACGCTCTGACTATGGTCCGTCAGTGAAGATCACAGAACCGTGGGACTGGCTGTGCCAGCCCGACGATAACTACAATTACTTCAAGTCTCCTGAAGGAGTCTTTCGTCGCTCTGTCAATTACTGGGATGGTTCGCCATTCGGTTGGCAGTGTGTTCTTCCCAACCACATGGATAAATGGGGAATGCAGACATGAAGATTGAATTGGAAATCAAAGACGCAGTCAAATGGCTGCGGATCAAGACCGTCCGGGTGGATCAATCAATCCACAAGGGCCTTCACGTCCAGACGCTCATGAATATGGTACGGAAGCAGTATCCATGGGCGAAGATCATCGATATCCGTGTCGATCTGAGGTGAGCTATGATTGAGATCATCCATTACGTCAACCGATGGGGCAAGCAAGAGCATGCCGTCGTCGGTATCCCGTTGCAGTTCGAAACTCCTGCGGGTAAACAATACGCTAGGCGGTACGCCGCCGGCGAACTCAAGCCTTACTATCCTGTCCCTGCGATACCTCTTGCGGTTAAGTGGTATTCGAAAGAGGTGACTCACTACGAAACACTCTGCATCGTCCATCGTGTGCATGTCGATAAATGGTGTGCATACGTCGGATGGTGGGCTGAGGAAATCATTCCCGCCGGGGAAGACGAGCATCCCAGCAACTGCACGTGTGAAGTGTGCAGAGCGTGGGGGGCGTGATGATTGATCCAGACACGCCATGCAAGGTCATTCCTATCCGGAATGGCCTGCAACGTATGGGCAGACAAGGCGTAGCCCATCTCAAGCGTGGGGAAATGCTGTATTACCTATGGCATGAGCCTACCCAGTTATTCTACATCGAATGTTATGTCGATGAGAAGTATGCCATTAGAAAGGCGCGTGAGACCAAAGGTCCACGATCAATGAACGACGTTAGGCTAGCTTGGCGGAGTGAGCCGAAGTATTGTCATCACTCGTTCAGAACGGAGGATCCATGATTACAATCGTCCATTCTAAGACTGCACATTACATAGTCGGGGATGGGAGACTGTCTCCGACTAACTTCTTCTATACGTTGGGAGACCTACCTCCCAACTATCCGTTGCCAGTGCCTATTAAATACACACATCCTACTTCCTTCATTGTGTGGTATGCGTTAGCACTGATGAAAGACATCATGAGATCTTGGATTAAAGGAGGACTAGATGCAGATACGTCCAGTAGTTAAGTGTCGGCTGTTGGAACTGTTACGACATCCCGGCAACAAGTACACCGCCATCATCGATCGGCTGTCGGTTCACCCCATCTTAGGGGAACCAAACGAATTGATGTCCCATACGTCGGAAGTTCACCTGATCATGTTCGACATCAAGATCATGGTCACCCGCAACACGATCTATGATTTCTCGGAGGACTAGATGCCTAATCAGGAAATGCTGGAACTGGCTGACCTGATTGAAAGGTCACAAGGGTTGATTTGCACAGTCCGCAACGGAAGGATTGTGCACCTTAAAGCAAGTCAAATAAGTTTCATCATCACCGCTCTTCGCCAAGCCGCCGCCTCGAACCAAACGAAGGAGGATTAGATGTCAAAGTATGTTCTTGAAGTGTACGAACATCGCGGTCAACTCCCAGAAGAGTATCGCTGGACTAGTCATCACTGTGACGGCATCTACGACGATGCCAGCAAACTGAACATGGCTATTCTTGAGGCGTTGGCAGACCCTGTCGTCCAATACGTCAAGATCAGGATAGAGGAGGACGACTGATGTGGAGCAACAGACCATCGGCGGAGGTTACAGCCTTGCTGATCGACGGGGCTAACTGTTATGAGTCCAGCAAGAAGCTGGGCTTTCAAGTAGACTATGCTAAGATACTGAAGTACTTCCGTCCTCAACAGGCGATGTACTTCACTGCTCTGCCTGAATCAGATCCCGTCAATAATCCTAACGGGTTGTTCAAGATGATCGATTACATCGTCTATAACGGGTATACTCTGATTACCAAACCAACGAAGACATTCGTCAACGACGGTGTCGAAGTGATGAAGGGTAACATGGATGTCGAGATCGCCGTCCATGTAATCAAGGCTGCCAGATGGGCCAACCACATCGTGTTGTTTACTGGTGACGGTGACTTCAGAATGGCAGTCGAAGACGTTCAGCAACAAGGGACGCGGGTCACTGTCGTGTCTGCTCTCAAGACCAATCCACCGATGGTGGCAGACGAACTGAGACGTCAGGCTAATGTCTTCATCGATATGGGTAACCCTGAGTTCAGGAAACAGATCGAATGGGACAGAGATAAGGCAAGGCGTACATTCTTGGAGGGATCGTGATGGGTAGGCGTCTCTTAATATGGACAGAAAGGAACAAGGTACCTAAAGTCTTCGACGACTGGTACGACGTAGTTGACTGGATTAAGCAAGAGAACTTAGCCGGTCGGTCAGTGACCATCATCAAGTGGGAATACGTAGACCCATAGGAGGAGAGAATGAAGTATCTAATCGTCGCGTGTATCGTGATTTCGAGCTTAAACCTATCACACCGGCCGGCAGGAGCCAACCATGGACCGACTAAACACCATACTATACGTAGCTATGATTCTGGTAGATGGATTGATAGTCCTCCTAGCGGCTATCAGTACGTTGCTTATAATCTGGAGCGTGAAGACTTTCAGACGCCGAAGAGGCCCGTTCCCTACGCGGAGATTTGGGATAACCCGCTCAACCAAACCGCCCAACAATACGTAGCTATTCTGTCTATGTTCGAGGGAAAGCCTCTCCCCGAAGAGATATTTCGGTGGGTTAGGATGAAGCAAGAAGAACGTTTCACTGAGACGATTCGACAGGGTATATTGGCCGGCAGGTACTCTCCGAAGCGTCTAGAAGAAAAAGACGAATGGCAGTTTTTCGACATTGCTGGACTACTCCTGATCGGTCTGGGCTCGGTATTGATCGCAACAGGTTACACACTCAACCGAAGGCTCAAATCTCAGCTGAGGCGTATGCTACTCGGCAGAGAGTCCAGTTGACACAAGGCAGTTGATCTGCTATCGTAGAGACAATGGAAGGAGGACTCCGTGGCTAAAAGATGGATGATCCAGAAGCGCCTCAAGATGAAGCGCTATCGAGCGAAAGCTCGCGGACAGATGAAGAGGTACTCCGCCGAACGTATGTCCGGCGGTTCAAGTCCTAACCCTGAAGTTATGGCGTGGTACAAGAACTCAGCTAACAGCTTATCGAACGGGAGCATATCTCAGACGGAGCTGATGCACTACAATTCCAACATTCCTAGGAAGGAAGCGTTGGCATTGCGAGATAAGATAATCGATGCGTGTCCGGAGTGGATGTACTTTCGTCTGGTCGATGATGGTTGGCTCCGGGCACGTATGTATTTCTCACACAATCCAGAAAGGTGCTGCGTCGTAATCCTCGACAAGAGGACCTCCGTTAAACGGCGCAGCATCGTTTACAATAACCGGGATGTTGCATACCAACGTTGGTGCGAGAGCACTATCGATTGGGTGGAACCTAGTCAATATTACCACCCAAACATCCCGGAGACATTCCCTCCCGAGAGCTAGACTTGCCCAGTCTAGTTTTCGTAGCCCCGTCAGCCGTTCCCCTCGGTTGGCGGGGCTTTTCGTTTGCCTAAAGAGGAGATTAACCATGTCAGCAGAAAGACCTCGTGCAGCATACTGCACTGGATGCGGCGCAACATTCAAAAAGATGCACCTCCTGTTCGAACATCGCAGAAAGCGTCTCTGTGGTGGTAGATATCTGTCTGAGGAAAAGCGGGCAGAGATCAATCGTCTTCGAGTCAAACGTGAGTTCGAGGAGCGAATGATCCGGGAAGGAAGGAAGATACCATAGGTCATTCCGACCTGATGGAGAAGTAAAGTGGACCAGTATCTGAACTGGCTTTATGAGAATGCCGCAGCCGTAACGGTGAGCACAATCATCGTATTGTGTATAGCCGCAGTCTTCGGCGCAGTCGTCTGGGATCGAAGGTCCTCGATCCAGAAGTATCTAGAACATAGGAGAGAAGTGCGCATCCAAAGGGGATTGCTCATGGGCAAGAAGAAGAAGGCCGATCGCTTAGCCTACCTTAAAGGCAGGTGGGGCGATGGGATTACTGAGTTCGGCGAGAATGAGTTTCTCGAAGGACGCCAGACACGTGAAGAAGTCAATGCGTTCTATCGAGCAATCGGTAAGACGCATAACATCCCGGATTTAGTTCCGGTGATGACGAATGCTCAGCTTAAGTCCGCCATCAAGGGACGTCGTTCTCGTGGTGGTGGTATTACAGCAGGACCTGCGCAGGATAACCCTGCATGGGGTACAACCGATGACCAGCCAAAGACTGCTACGGCGAACGTCATCAATGCGACGAAGCGTTTCGGAGAGAAAGCTCTGAAACGTCTCAAGACCGGTTAGTTTTCACCGCCTACGGGCAAACACAGGAAGACGTAGACCATGTCAAACCCAAACAAGACTGTCCTCATCGAACGCTTTCCGGACAAGGATGTTCCGGAAGCTTATCTTCGGAAAGTCCTGAAAGACTTCTCTAGTTGTGGCGGTTACGCCGTCCAGACGATCGAGCAAGGTGCTCCACTGTTGGTATCAGACCGAATGGACACCGGCGCAGAACTCGAAGCTGTTCAAGCCCTGCTCAAGGGCTATGCTTCGAGCCGAGTCCTCCTCACTTTCTCCAAGCTGGAGAAGGTGGAAGAAGGCTCTCTCCAACCATTCGACTTCCTCATGCCCGGCGACGTCACACCACTGATGTGCTTCGGCATTGAAGGAGAGTTCCCTTCCCTCGTCGAGGCCGGCACCATCCAAGAGGTCAACTTCGCCAAGAAGGTGATCATCCCTAACTTCAATAAATTTCTTAAGCTTAGCGAGGGCGACCTCGCAAAGTTCATTGCCGAGATCAAAGACCCGACGTTCGTCGACAGCCTCATGGCCAGGATCGGCGACCGCGGTGTCTTCTGTTTCCTCCCGCCCACCGGTGATGCTATATGGCTGGGCAAGAACAAGCTTGGTTCCACATACCCGTGGGGCCAAGTCTCTATGTTCCTCGATTACGTGGAACAACCGGCTACTGCGGCGACAGCTGCAGTGGAGAAGAAAGGGGGGTGGTGGAATGTAGGGCCGAAAGCCCCTGTCGCACACGAGAGTCCTCCTCCCTCTCCAGCGCAGAAGCCACCACCCCTCGGTCTTCCTGAGCAGAAACCGGATACCAAGATTGATGCTCCTCCTGCTACGCCTACACCACAGGACACGACGACACCGCCGTCCGGCCATTGGGAAGAACTCCCGAAAGGCTTGTCGAACAAAGACAAGAAGGCGTTCGTTCGTCGTGTTACTGGGTGTGGGAACAATCTTCCCGACGGCTACGATCAACCCGGTTGGAAGTACTGGGTCGTTGATTACCCTGCCAAGGCCAAGACGCTCGAAGCTCTCAAGAACAAGCTGGAGCAAGAAGGCCCGAAGGACATGCGATCGTCAATACCACCGAAGATCGTCACGCCTGAAGTTGTCGGCGAGGTCAACTCGATGGTTCTGTCAGCCGATGAAGCGACAGCGGCGGAGACTACCATCGTCAAGATACTGGATCGACAGGGGAAGGAAATCCCAAACCCTCTCGAAATCCAGAAGATGGAGCAGAAATATCCTACGTTTACGAAACGGTTCGGCGTCACGTCCGAGCAGATCGATACTTGGTTGCCAGCAGACGTCGAGGCGTTTGCCAAGGCGCACGGCAAAGCATTCTTTCATCTCTTCCTCGAAACCCGGCGCGAGAAGATCGAGAGCAAATCCGCTCTCGCCATGCTGTCCGGGAAACATGTCTCCACTGATGCTCCCGTCATTGCGAAGGAAGAGCCTCAGCCCAAGGTCGCCAACAGCGGCTGGAGTACCTGGGGTAAGTAAGTCAGCGAAGCTGACAGAGATTAGCTAGGGACTGCTCTCACTAGCTAGTGGGCCCGCCGGGTAAACCCCCCTTATCACAGTCCCGGCGGGCTTCCCTTCCTCAGGAGGAGATCATGAAAGCACTTCAGGCACTTAACTATCCGCCTCCGGCCATGCGGATGTACATGGATCATAACGTCCGTCATACTCCTGATGCAGCCAAGCTATTCGAGTACAAGCGTTTGCTTCTATTCGTATGCGACGGCCATCAGAGCAAGCACGAGAACTTCCCTAGTCTCGTCAAGTATGGCCCTACCCTGATGGACGGGTACAGCAATTACCCCACGGTATTCACCATGCAGGGGTTCAACCTATTCTACAATACTCCGACGAAGACAGTCGTCCCTCTCCATGCGGAGAAAGACACATTCTTTCCGTGTGCCAAGATTAAGGGACAACTGCATTTAGTCCGACCTGAGGTATTGGTTTCCCTTGACATTAAGTACGAGAATGGCGTACAATTCAAACGTCGGAGGGTGAAGCTTCTGCTCCCCTATCGAAAGAAAGCTCGTGGTCCGTGGAAGACGCTGGGTGGAAAACCCCTGCCTCGTGCCCTCCAAGGATGGCGAGGAAAAGAAAGCGTAGAGAGACTTCACATCGTCGAAGCTTATATGTACGTAGGTCGTCAGACTTACTGGGACAGATCCCTCGATGGAGGGTACTCTACTCTTCAGTGTCCTATTCAATTTCCAAACATAGAGAAGAATTGGCTACCCCGTTATTATGAGTATACTAGAACATTCGAAGAAACTCAACGAGATAATCGTTGAGCAGCATATTCCTTGCGATGACTGTGGTTCCTCCGACGCTCGGTGTGTATACGCCGACGGCCACAGTCATTGCTATTCATGTAATACACACATCCCCGGCAAGAGGGAGAAGGAAGAATACTTGAGTACCGAATTTACTTATGAGTATATACCATATCGTGGGATTGAGAAAGAGACATTTCGATTTTATGATACTAAGACAAAGATAGACAGTGAAGGTAAACCTATTGCTATCGGCTTCCCGTATCCTAACGGATCAATGAAAGTCCGGACATTACCTAAAGGCTTCCATACTATAGGCGATATAGCAAAAGGAGGTTTATATGGCCGAGACAAGTTCCCCGGTGGATCAAATATTATCATCGCGGAGGGGGAGATCGATGCTCTCTCGCTTTATCAGGTCCTGCGTATTCCTTGTGTCAGTATCAGGAGTAGCAGTACTGGGAAGCTGGACGCTGCAATCGATCGATCCTGGCTTAACTCATTCGAACGCATTTACCTTGCATTTGACGGAGATGGGCCGGGGAGGGAAGCGGCTGCTGAAGTCGCAAGTCTCTTCGATTACAACAAGATATACCAACTCAAGTTCCCCGGCGGTCTCCGAAAAGACGCCAACGACTATCTCCGAGCCGGAGAAGGAGAAGAACTAGCCCGTCTATTCAGGACTGCCAAGAGGTATACGCCCGAACAGATCGTATCCTCTTGGCATGACTTTAAAAAGATACTGTCCGAAGTACCTAAGCATGGTACTCCATACCCATTTCCCACATTGAACTACATGACTTATGGCATTCGGACCGGTGAGTCCGTGTTAGTGACGTCTCAAGAAGGCGTCGGGAAAACGGAGTTTCTCCATGCGATCGAACATTATCTCCTCACCAATACAAGCGATGCGGTCGGTGCTATCTACCTCGAAGAGGGTAAGAAGCGGCACCTCCAAGCTCTGGCTGGAATACATCTCCAACGACCGATCCATCTACCAGACTGCAGTGTTACCGACGCTGAAGCGTACGCTGCTGTACAAGCCGTTGTACAAGAAGAT